AGCCTAGGAGGAAGAAAGGTGCGTAAAAAGAAGTATATTAACGAAGTTATACCGAAAACAAAAGAGAAAGATTTGTTTGACATGACGCAAGAGGAAGTGGCGCAAGCATTAAATTCAAGAAGAGAAAATATATCTGTTGTTGAGAAAAGAGCTATGCAAAAGTTTAAAGCTGCTCTTAAAGAAAAAGGTATTACTTTTGAAGATTTAGTGGAGAAAAAATGAAACCAGCAAAATTTATGGCATATAAACCAAAAAAAGACGAGTTTAAATTGGCTAAACCAAAGACGAATGTTTTACCAAAGCCTTATGTGCCAACCCCACACCCACAAATACAACGACTTAACGAGGCTCTTAAAAAATGACAGACCCAGTTAACCACCCAATTCACTACACCGACCACCCATCGGGTATAGAGTGCATTCAGATTACCGAACATATGAACTTTAACCTTGGTAATGCTATTAAGTATGTGTGGCGTGCTGGATTAAAGGGTAAACATTTAGAAGACTTAAAAAAGGCAGTGTGGTATATCAACCGTGAAATTGCTAGATTGGAGAAACAAAATGGATAAGATAACGCCCCACAATCCTGACTGGTATCCGCCTTGTTTTGAAAGCAAAGAGCGGCATACAGCTTATATGTGGCAGTCGTATAGGACTAATCAACCGCACGACCCTTTAAACTATTGTTTAGACTGCACCCGTGAGTACAAGGTAAAAATGCTTGAGCAAAAGAAGTGTGAGCATCCTGAGACTATTTTTGTGGTGTGGAGAAGTTCACATAAAAAAGATACATCAGCAGGGGAAATTCTAGATAAACCAGACATTCTTGGCATATCAAATAACAGTAGATTTTGGGATAACCCAGAATATGATTACGTCCCCGGCAAACCAAAGGAGTCACCCCCATGCCCTTAGAGCCTATCCCATTTGCAGGCATAGTAGAAACTGACCCAGAAATAGCTTATTTGGATGCTATTGTTGCGGAAATGTATGGTAAAAATCCCGAAAATGTGCCAAAATATATAGTATTAGGAGATGGAAGTCTCTACATATTCCATAAAGAGGAAGACCGCTATGCCTTATGTGAACAAACCACGCCCATACAAGAAGGAATACCAACAGCAGAAGGGGCGGGGGGAGCAGCCCGCCCGCAATGCTCGGGAGAGAGCCCGCTATGCGATGGACAAGAAGGGCGTAGACAGAGCGGGGAAGGATATTGACCATGTTATCCCTCTTTCAAAAGGCGGAACGAACGCCCCCAGCAACCTTAAACTTAAATCCAAAAGCGCCAACAGGTCTTTTAGCCGAAACTCAGACCACACCGTCAAGCGAAATAAACCTAAGAATGGAAAAGCCTAGCACGTATTCTTGGCCCGGTGCTTACCAGCCAATGCAACACCAAAGAGACACAGCAATATTTTTAGCAACTAACCAAAGAGCCTTTTGTTTTAATGAGCAGGGTACAGGCAAGACTGCATCAGCTATATGGGCAGCAGATTGCTTATTAGAACAGGAAGTTATTAATAGAGTTTTAGTTATTTGCCCGTTGTCTATTATGCAGTCCGCATGGCAAGCGGATTTATTTAAGTTCGCCGTTCACCGTAAAGTAGCCATAGCATACGGCGATAGACTCAAACGCAAAGCCATTATAGAAAGCGACGCTGAGTTTGTTGTTATCAATTATGACGGGGTTGAAATCGTCGCCGACAGCATTGCGAATGGCGGGTTTGACCTAATCATAGTTGACGAAGCTAACGCATACAAAACGCCGACTACACAGCGATGGAAGACTCTCCATAAGCTAATAACACCAAGCACATGGCTATGGATGATGACTGGAACACCAGCAGCTCAAAGTCCGACCGATGCCTACGGCTTAGCCAAGATGTGTGTGCCCGACAACGTGCCAAGATTCTTTGGGGCTTTTAGAGATCAGACCATGATTAATATTAGCAAGTTTAAGTGGATGCCAAAACCAACCGCAAGCGAAGTAGTTTACCGAGCATTACAACCCGCTATTCGTTTTACTAAAAAAGAATGTCTAGACCTGCCGGATGTTACCCATGTATACAGAGACGCACCACTCACAGCGCAACAAGAAAAATTCTACAGACTCCTCAAGAAAGAAATGCTCATGGTGGCTGCGGGGGAGGAGGTCAGTACCGTCAACGCTGCCGTCAACATTAACAAATTATTGCAGATTTCTGGTGGGGCTGTCTACTCTGATACCGGTGCTGTTATTGAGTTTGATGTGTCTAACCGCCTTAAAGTTATCGAAGAAGTTATAAACGAGTCAAGTCAAAAAGTCCTTGTGTTTGTGCCGTTTACTCATACAATAGAGTTACTCAGTGAGCATTTGAGAGGGGCAGGTATTGTCTGCGATATCATAAATGGGGCTGTTCCCGTCAATAAACGGACGGAGATATTTAAAAGATTTCAAGAGACACCATACCCTAAGGTCTTGATTATTCAGCCGCAATCTGCGGCACACGGGGTTACCCTAACTGCAGCCGATACAATTATTTGGTATGCACCTGTTACATCAATCGAAACATATTTGCAAGCCAATGCTCGTATTGATCGACAAGGGCAAAAGAACCCAATGACAATCGTGCATATTAAGGGTTCTCCCGTAGAGACAAGACTCTACGCTATGCTGCAAAATAAACTGGACGTTCATGATAAACTAATTGACTTATACAAAAATGAAGTCGAAGAAGATACTTGACAAACTAAAATATTAGTAGTAATATTATTTAACGAACAAAGATTCGTAAACATAAAGAAAGGAAGGTATGTCAGATATAACAGTCGATCAAATCGTCGAAGTCTATATAAAGATTAGAGACGCAAGAGACGAAGCTAGGAAAGAAGCCGACAAGATTGAAGCCGACTTTGAATCTCAGCTAGAAGTTCTTGAGCAACAAATGCTTGATGTATGCAAAACCACTGGGGCTACAAGTCTTAAAACCCCACACGGTACAGTTATACAGTCTGTTAAAAAACGGTACTGGACTAATGATTGGGAAAAGTTTTACGCTTTTATGTTTGAACATAACATTCCTGAGTTATTAGAAAGACGTATACATCAAACAAATATTAAGCAGTTTTTAGAAGAGAACCCCGATATGCTTCCGCTCGGGTTAAATGTGGAAGCAGAGCATTCAATAACAGTAAGGAGAAGCAAATGAGTGAAATCACTCTTTTTAATCAAGATTTACCCGACTACCTAAAAAACGTACAGTTAGATGAAGTAACTAAAGCGTTGGTAGGCAACAACAGCAGCAAGCGTATTTCACTACGGGGCGGCAAATTCCGTATGGTTGTAAATGGGGAAGAAGTATTAACAAGTAATAGCGATGCGTTAAACGTAGTTATTGTGAACGCAGCAAAAGACGTTTCGAGGACATTTTATGCTAAGGTTTATAACCCGAAAGAAGATGCTACACCTCCAGATTGCTGGTCTAATAATGGTGTTACACCTGACGCAACAGTGGAAGCACCTCAGCACCACAACTGCACAGAATGTCCGCAAAACGTTAAGGGATCCGGTGCTGGTGGAGGTCGTGCTTGTCGTCATTTCCGCCGGGTTGCTGTTACTCTTGCTGACGATATTGGTGGAGATGTTTATCAGTTACAACTTGCATCTAAGTCTATCTTCGGTAAGGGGGATTTAACCCATATGCCATTTGAACAGTATGTTAAGTATGTTGGCTCACAAGGCTATAACTTAAATACGCTTACTACTGAAATGCGTTTTGACTCCGATAGCGATACTGCTAAGTTGTTCTTTAAGCCATTGAAGTTTTTGTCTAAAGAGCAGTGGGAAGTTGCTAAACGCCAAGGCGAAACTCCAGCAGCTAAACGGGCAATCGAGTTTACATTTAACAAAACTGACAAAGCACCAGCGCTAGCAGCACCAAAGCAAGCTGCGCCAGTTGAAGTTGAAGAGCCAAAGAAACGCCCTGAGAAAAAAGCTGCAGAACCTACACCCAAAAAAGACTTAGCAGCCATCATGGGTAGTTGGGGTCAAGAGAACGTATGAGTCTAAGAGGCTATAGCTATCGTCTTGTAAAGGCAAACAAAGCTGCCGACTCTAAGCATATTGGAGTGAAGTTAGGCAGATACTGTATTGCTCTTGACATTCCAGTTGCGCAGATTGCAGAGAAGTTTGGTGTATCTCGAATGACTGTTTACAACTGGTTTACAGGTACCGTGACCCCGCACAAGACTACGGCTACTGAGATAGAGAAGCTATTAGCTAAATAGTTTACCCCCGGGGCAGCTAGTTTGACGGAACGAAAAGGGGGATGCCGACCCCCCTGCTGCCCTTCCTTTCTTCGGATTTTGAGGTGATATGGCAACGACAGATTTATTAAATGCAGTGCTCCCCCCAGAAGGGTGGTATTGCATTGTCGGTTTGAATCAAGAGGGGCGACCGAGGCAGACTTTTGTTAAGACGTTGGTAGAAGCCGACAAAGAAATAACAGATCTGTTGTTAGAAAAATACGATGTTTATTTTGCTTGTGCCAAATATGAAAACGACGAAGATGGTCGCACGCAAAAGAACAGTGCATATTTTAAATCTTTTTGGTTAGATGTTGATTGTGGTATTGACAAGGATTTAGCTGGCAAAGGTTATATAGACCAAGCCACCGGTTTAACAGAACTCAAAAAGTTTTGTGAAGCCATACTGCTACCGCTACCAACAATAGTAAATTCGGGTCGTGGTATCCATGCTTATTGGAGATTGGCAGAGACAATTAGTCGTGCCGAATGGAAGCCCGTCGCCGACCGCCTTAAAGCTTTGTGCGAAGAGCATAGTTTTAGGGGTGACCCATCACGCACCGCAGAGAGCGCATCAATCTTACGAGTGCCTGAGACGCTTAACTTTAAGCAAGACCCGCCGTTACCTGTGAGTATTATTCACATTGCACCTGAGACACCATACGAGGATATAAAAGCCGCCATTGGAGTCTTGATTGCCCCTGACTATATCCCACGCCAGTTAAGTGCTATGACCCAAGCTGCGATGAGCAATCGTCAAAGTAGGTTTAAGACTATCTTGATGAAGACTACAGAAGGCAAGGGATGCCCACAGTTAGAAAACATTGCAATTAATCAAGCAGATATAGAGGAGCCATTATGGAGAGCAGGACTATCTATTGCCGCCCATTGTGTAGATGCAGATGAAGCAATACACATTATTTCGAGTAATCACCCACAATACTCGGCGCAGGAAACCGAGAGAAAAGCCCTCTCAACAAAGGGCCCTTACACCTGTGCAACCTTTGAAAAGCTTA